AACATGCAACTTCGCCCCCGGCCCCGTCGTCCCGATGCCGACGCGACTATTAGCCCCGTCAATAACAAGCACATCAGTGCCAGAGGTGTCAAAAGAAATTAAGTCATCAGATATTTCGTGGAGAATACTATCTGCATCAGCGTCAATTATTAGATCGTTGCCATTTAAATCTATGCCCCCAGTTCCAACTACGCCACCCAAAGTAAAAGTTCCAGAAGCATCTAAGTCCTTAGTCCACACCTTTAAAAGGCGCAAAGTAGAAGAACCAATGCTTCTAACTTCAGTAGTCCTGGGAACAAGGTCATCAGTAGTTATCCAATAGCGGGATATGGCAGCAGTTGCCGCTCCAGCCGTGAATAACAAAATTCCCGCTATTAAAAGTCCTCTTTTTAATTTATTCATGTTAATACAACCGCTTCCAACGACTCCCCAGAGGTTGGAGCGTAAGTTAATGTTATTTGACTTTTATTGGCGTTTAGCGTATAGTCGCTTTTAACTAAAATAGCCCCGCCATTGTTAATAAATAAAACCCCCTTTACCGCTTTACCTAAATCAAATACTAAATTTGAACCATCGCACTGGCTATCTAAATCAATTACTTCTGGGTTTGCTATAGAATCTATTTGCCCCTGCAACCCCATTGCCAGCCGCCTCCAGTCCTCTAATGTAAGAACCTTGGTGGTTTCTTCCAAGTTTTTTAACGGCTTATCGCTTAATTGTGTAAGCTTTTCGATTTTTTGTTTTAATTTACTCATATTGTTCTTCTGGAAATAGTTTTAAAGTAGCATCGACTACTGCCTCTAATGAATTATTAAATTCTTGCTCCCTTTGCTTATTTTCCCTTTCCAATCTCTGGATTTCACTTACTAATTCCTTTTCTCTTTTTTGGGCTTCAGCTAGCCCCCGTTCAAAATCATTTAAATCTCTTATAAGTTCTGTGTGGTCTGTCCAGTCGTGGGCAGTCATAATCTCTTCTTTTGTTGGTTGCTGCCTAAAGTCAGAAAACTCTTTCTTTACTTTTTTAATTGCATTTTGCAATATAGCAAGCTGTTCGTTTCTGGCATTGTTAATTCCTTGTTCCGATTTATAACCTACATCTTGAACAACATCTGGAAGGTTTTTAACACTTTCAGCAATGCCCTGAACTTGCTTCATTTTTGCCATTAAATCAAGAGCTATATCCATATCAATACTTTCCAGCCCGCCCCTCTCTTCAATCTGTTTTTCAAGCTCTTCAAATTCTTGCAGGGTTGTTCCCCGCCCTTGCAAAATCTTCTTTTTTAATTTCAAAAGAAGGCCTTGAAAATCAGGCGAAGCAATATTTACCCCTTTCTCCATTGCTTCCTGTTCAGCTTTTTCAAGTAATTTGCCTAAAGCATTCTTTAGTTTATTATATTCCTTTAGTGTCATTGATATTGGCGCCAACGCCTTTTGCCGTATGGCCTAACTTGAGTTCTACTTTCTGCCTGCCTTGAACTATAAAACTGCTTTATAGCTTTTTCTATTCCATCCTTCATTTGAGCTAACAATCTTACCTGGGACTGGTCAACAACGCCAAGATAGTCCATTGACGCGCTTATTGATAATATTCTATGAAACTGTTTAGCAAAGCCAGGAGAAGTAGTAGTTGCTGTAGTTGGAAATTCTGTCACATCTCTTGAAACTCTTAATGTTAAGCCGCTAGACAAAGTAGCGTAAGCAGAAGACGGAGCTGGATAAAGTGTTAAATAATTGCCGACCAGGTCATAATAAATTGGCATGCCAGCTGTTTCGTGATACTCGTCAAGCGAAACAGTAATATCCCTATAATCTATTGGAATAAGTTTTCTCCAGTTGCCATCACTACTTTTTACTTCAACCCTTTCTATTCTTTGCGAAGTGGACGGTACCTGATAGCTGGCAGAAGCATGTCCCATAGTTCTTAATACTTTTGGCAAATCTGTTGCATTGCTGTCGTCATACTGCCAATCGTCAGCAGCATCCCAAATAAGCCTGCTAACACTGTTATAGGCAACATTTATATTTCTTGTTTTGTCGGCAACCGCATAACTTGCGCTGGTTGAACCGCACAAAAAATCTACATCTTGAATTAGTCCTTGCTTGCTCGTTGTATCAGAAAACATCATATATCTTTTGTTTAATTTGTTTTGTTGAAAATAGTTTTTGACCTTTTTGTTCGCCGTTTAATTGAATATTTATTGGCTTACAGTTAGCTCTTTTAATTGCATCTAATTCTTCTGGCTCAAACCCATCCCCAGAAGCTACTAAATGTATTTTGTATTTAATTAGATTATCATAGCAGTTTAAACTATTTTGCGGAACAACTTTAACTTTCACTGCTTCAATAATCTCCTTTCTTTGTTCAAACGGAATAATCGCCTCCTTATAACCGGCTAACGCTTTATCTGTTAATAGCCCGACTATTACTTTTCCATATTCCTGACACTTTCTAATAGTTCTTAAATGCCCTACGTGAAAAAGGTCTCCTGTCATTGGGAGATAAACTCTTATAAATTTCTTTTTCAGTAATTTTTTTAGGAACATTTTTACTTCTTAAAGATTCTAACGCCTGCCTTGCTATTAACCTCTTGTTAATTTGCGTTCTAAGCCCCAAATTTAGCGTTCTAATCAACGATAACACTTCCCAAGCCCTAACATACCTGACGCCAAAGTAATCTATAAAATAGGGGAGGGAAACAGCGCAAGCAATGCCGTGCGGAATACCATAAATACTTGTTAGCGGATAAGAAATAGCGTGGCAAATAGAAGTTCTGGTTATATTAATAGCTCTCCCAGAGTAATTAGCAGCTTCCAGCATTATTTTCCTGAATAATTCATTTTTAGGGTTTTCGCATGAGGCAATTAGCGTGCTCATAACTCTTTTAATAGCTTCTTCTGAAAACTTTTTGCTCTTTTCGGTAGCATCTGGCGACCAAAGCGATTCAACTGCTTGAGACAGAGCGTCTAATCCTGTAGAAGCTGTTTGTAGGCGAGGCAAGGTCGTCACCAGCGTTGGATTTAACACATACTCTTCCGGTATTAACCTTTCATCTTCCATTGAAAACTTTCTACCATCCTTTGTAAATACGGCAAACTTAGTCACCTCGCTCCCTGTGCCAGCAGTAGTTGGAACAGCTCTGTGTGGAATACTTAAATGAAACGATACATACTTTCCAACATCAATCGTAGAGCCACCACCAATAGATACTATTTTTGAATAGCCCCTTGCTTCTTCAAGTATCTTTTCTGCAAATTCAATAGGCGGATTACTGGGTATTTTTCTTTTTCTTCTGTCCAGTGTAAAAGTTTTCACGAAAGTTTTGAGTTATTTGCTCACAAGATATATTTGGACGACTTAAATCCTTTTTCGCTCCAGGCCCTATATCTATTACCTTAACACATTTTGGTAAATGTTTTCTGATATACTTGAAGTTGGTTAGTTGTCCGCCAGTACTATCGTGGCAATTATTGTTAAGAACTATAATCTCTAAATTCTTAAGTTTAGCGCCTAAAACGGTTGCTAATGAACCTAATTTCATTAACAAAGCTCCGTCGCCAGATAAAACATGCACCATTTTATCTGTATTAAGCGCCAAGCCCAAGCCAATAGAGATAGCGCAACCCATACTCCCCTGCATATAAAAGTGCTTTCCGCCATTACTAATTTCAAATAGTTCTCTGGACATCTTTCCAGTACTGGAAACTATTAGTCCGTTGCCAATTCTATCTAATAAGTTTGATATTGATTGTCTTCTGGTCATTAAACAAATCATCAATTATGTTATAAATCTCAACTCCCATTACCTCATGATGTTCTACATCATCCCTTACGCCTATTACTAAATTAATAGGAATCTTATACGGCATTATTAAAGAAGTTAAAGCATCTAAGGCATTACAGAATCCGTTAGAATCCATAAAAGCAGTTCCCGGCTTTCCTGTTGCTAAATAATATCCGGCGCAGATTCCAATTGCTTCACCTTCATCAGTTGCTATCATAAGTTTTTTGTCTTTCATCAAGTGCTTAAGCTTTGATGTTGGAACTCCCACCACCATATCTTTCTTTGCCAGTTCCAACTAAGTCAAATATCTCCTTAACAGAAGATATTTTGTCTTCATCTTGCGTATCAAGAAATTCTTGCATAGCTTTTAACGAAGCCCTTAGCAGGTGATTGGCATAAATTACAATATTAAACGGATGTTTTTCGGGCAATTTATATGTCGTAGGCACAGCTATTAACGGCAAATCCCATTTCTCTCTAAATCTTGCAGCAAATTCCATAACCTCTTTTTCTCCAACATCGCTCTTAGAATGAATCATAATTCCGTCAGCCCCAGCATTAACAAACGCCTCAGCCCTTAACAACGCTTCATACATCGAATGCTTTGCTATCAAGCTTTCTAGTCTAGCAAATATAAGCATATCTTTTGCGACCTTTTTCCCAGCAATTATTTTGTCAGAGAACTTATCAACATCTTCTAAAATATGTTTAGCGTCCTTTAGCAAACTGTTTCTTTTTGGAAACGCCTTGTCTTCTATGATTATAGCATCAACGCCAGCTTCTTCCAACCTTTTAACCCAGTAAGGGAAGTGGTCGGTCTGTCCGCCCGTATCCCAATCAACAATTAACGGCTTGTCCGTATTCTCCTTAATCTCTCTAATTGTATTTAATCTGCTGTCTCCGCTAACCAATTCAATATCTGGCAATCCCTTAGAAGCGCTATCTGTTAAGCTTGATTCCCAAACTCCGTCAAACTTACTTCTATTTACTAATCTTGCGGATAACCCGTTGTGCGCTTCCATCATTTTTAAGCATCCCTTGTTTTTTAGGATGTTGTTCGAAAAAAGTTTCTCCGTGGTCTCGCATGAGTGGGTTTTTCCAGTCTTTGTATGTAAATTCCAGGTACCCTTCAATTGGTCCTGGTACGTTGTACTCTTTTCCATAGAATTTAACTTTATCAAAGTTCTTATAATACTTTAACGGGCTTTCTATTAACGGCAACGCTCCAAGTTTAGCAGTACAGATAGCCACATCTCCGTGTTTGTCGCATTTACCAACTTCGTAAAAGAAGATAGTAAACTTAATATTCTTTTCACAGCAAATTATTCCAGTCTTTTCAGTTCCATTATATCCAATTTCAGCTAATTCCATTCTGTCAAACACATTAAACGCTATTTGCTGATTCTTAAATCCCAAATCGTATAACATCCAACCAATACTTTTTTTTGTTTTTAAATCTATTGGCTCAATTATGCCCAAATCAATATCATCGTCTCCAGGCAAAAAGTCGCCATCCCTGTAAGCTCCCAAACAAGTCCCGTAAGCCAGAAAAAACGGCACCTTATGCTGGTCAAGAACCTGCTTAACTAGTTCTAAATCTTCAATTGCTAATTTTTTATCCATATTATTTGTGTCCAGTTATTTTAGCGGACTTCCTATTTGTTTTATCTTTCCAATCTTCCCCATAACACCAGAATAGATATTCTTCTACTGGCTTTAGAACATTGAACTTCTCTCCTCTAAAGTCAATCTTCTCAAAGCTATTAAACTTCTTTGGAAAGTAGTAATATCCTTTCCAGTCATTTATAAAGCACTGATATTTATCACTCACCTCTTTGTAAAAGTGAATGTCAAGAATTACATTCCTGTTCATTGCAAGATACTTCTTTGCCGGCCATCTTCTTCTGTTAAATCCTACTCCCTCCAGCACAGCGCATACTATGTTCAAGCCCTCTTGCCCGAATATTCCTAAATCAATATCTTTGTCGTTGGATAGAAACTCTCCGTCTCTGTATGCCCCCAAACAGGTTCCATAAGATAAGAAAAATGGTACTTTAATCTTATTTAATATTCTTTTAACCTCTATTAAGTCTCTCCATGCTAAATCATTGTCCATTCTATTAGCGTATCGTCTGGAATGTCTTGTTTGGCAGTTCTTCCAATCACAATGTCCATAAACTTGGGCTTAATTCCTATTCCAGGTCTTTTACAGATTAAGTCCTCTCTAAATATTTTACGACCTTTTCCAATGAACTTGGCTGATACTAGGCTTCTTTTATCATACCTGTATGTAATTTCTTCGGCCTTAAACACTTTCTTTTGCGCAGAACCAAGCATTTTCTCTGTTTCCCTTATATTATCAACCATTTGAGCCATTTGTTCTGGGTCTACTGATAGCCAATGGTCTGCGTTTCCTAATAGTTCGTGGTCTATTGTGTAGTGTTTCTCTACTACTTTCGCCCCAAGCGATACCGCCACCGTCGGAGCGGTTATTCCCAGTGTATGGTCTGACAATCCAACTTCCAGTTCTGGCCACAACGTTTTAAATGTCTGAATTATTCTTAAATTAGCGTCTTCCGCCTTAGTCGGATAGCATAGCGTGCAATGAAGCAAAACAATCTGGTCGTTCCCCTCGCCCCTTATTGCGCTTATCGCCTCTTCAACTTCTCCCAGCGCCGCCGCTCCAGTAGAAAGAAGTATCGGTTTTCCCTTTTTAGCTATATGTTTTAGAAAAGGAATATATGTTAAATCAGAAGAAGCTATTTTAAACGCCCTCATTCCAATATCATCTAAATAATCTGCCGCTTTAAAACTAAATGGGGTTGAAAGAAACTCTACTCCATGTTTTTCACAATAATCAAATAACTTATAATAGTGCTTCCAATCAAATGTATCTAATTCTGAATACGCTTGGTGCTGGGTCTTGCCTTCATCTTCGTGATAGTTCCAGAACTTAGGAGCAGTTTTAGTCACCAGCGTATCTGCTTTGTAAGTTTGAAACTTCACAGCGTTAGCCCCAGCATTAGCAGCTGTTTCTATTAGCTCGTAAGCCCTTTCCAGCTTTCCACCGTGGTTCATGCCCGCCTCAGCTATTACATAACACTTATTTAATGTTCTTTTGCCTATTTTTAACATCTGCCTTTTGCTCCCAATTTCTTCTTTCCGCTAAATCTTTAGACATATTGTCACTATGCTGTCGATAGCGATATAGCGGTAGTCGCAAGTGGTAGCCATTAAAGTTTTTCAAATATCTTGTAATTAAATCGTGGTCTTCTGCGTGTTTAAATACTGGATCGTAAAGCCCAATAGCTTCTAAGTTTGTCTTTCTAAACATTATTCCCGCTCCGTGTTTTTTTAGCTTATCAAGTGTATCTAAACTTATTCTACCTATAAAATTCTCGCTTTCGTCAACTAGTGCGTGGTCTGGATAAACAAATCCAATATCAGGATTAGCTATAAGTATTTCTGTCATAAACAGCAAAGTATGTTCGCTAATATAATCGTCTGAGTCAACCCTTATCACAAAAGCCCCTAGGGCTCGCTTTATGCCCTCATTTGAGGCAAACGCAACTCCTTTATTATGTTTCAGGTATATTGGTATTACTTTCTTAGTTTCTCTTATTATCTGCCTGCTATTATCATTGCTGGCGTCGTCTACGATTATAATCTCATATCTATCTTTTGGCATTGATTGCTTTAAACAACTTCTAATAGCCCTGCCAATATATTTCTCCCGATTATAGTTAGTAATAATTACGCTTACATCTACTGCCATTTTAACGCTTTATTTAAATCTTTTTTAGTATGAATATCTCGTGATTTGTCCACTATCAGTATCTCTGGAATTGGGTTAAAAAAATCAAAAGTATTATTTAATCTATTTCTTGTAAAAGCCCAAACGCTTCCATACAGCTTATAATTCTCGTGGCAAGTCATAAGTTCTTGGCACCCAGCCATCATTATCTCTCTGGTAAGGTCTAATATCCATTCATCTATTGTGGGCGAATTTGCCTGAACCGCAACAATTACATTTGGGTTGTCCATAAATTCCAAAGCGTGCTTATAACAGGGAATATTCGGGGTATCTCCGCACAACTCTTTGGGCCTTTTAATTGGCACAGCCCCAGCAACCTTAGCTAAATCAAGTATGTGTTGGTAGTCAGAACTTACATAGCAATTATCAAATACGTTTAAACACTTTTCAACGTTCCACAAAAACATTGGTCTATTCCTAAACAACATCCAGTTCTTATTTGGAAGACGGGAACTTGTTTTTTTCGCCAGAATCAATGAGCAGATTTTCATCTTTTAATTTTTCTAATAAATTATATGCGTAATTAAATCCTACGCCCGACTCGCAACACAATACAGCCAAACTCTTTTTACCGTCTATTAAGTAGAATAAGTAATCTATGTTTCTGTTAAACTGCTTACTTTCTGTTTGGGCCCCAAACTTAGTTCTCATTAATGGCCCCTTAAATAGCTTTACTGGAACATAATTCATTTCCATTATCCTTATAGTTTCCAAAATAAACTTTTGGGCTTCTTTAATTTGTTTTAGCGATACAATATCTGGCGTATCATCTGATGTGTGATATTCGTCATACGGAAATCTGGAAACAAGCAATCCTGGGATATTTATATTTGGGTCGTTAAACACATATTCATCGCTTCCAATTACATATTTAAACTGCCCCTTTCTAAAACTTATGCCAAGTCCAGTTAGCGATAAGTGAGCCGCATAATTTAACACATCTAATTCATTAAAAGATTTTTGTATTAAAAGCGTATTGTCGTTTCCAACTATATCTACAGCCATCATAAAATCTACTTTAGAAATATCTTGCGTAATAGCATAAGCAATAGAACCTATGGTTTCTGGGCAAAAGATTAACTTTACTGTGTGTTTTAATTTAGCCCGCTTAATCTTTTTTGCCATTCCAACTAAACAGGCAACTCCTGACAAATTATCATTTGCCTGATATGGGTGGTCTAAATGAGCAAACAGCAATACTTCTCTATCTGTTTTCCCCTTAATTGTATGAACTGCTATTTTTAAAGTTCCTTTTTTAAATTCCGTATCTATAAATACTTCGTATTTTCCCTTTTTAAGCGTTTGCTTCCATTTAACACTTTCTTCTCCCTCAATCTTTACCTTGCCGACCTTTGGGTCTATTCCTTTTAACTTATCAGTGCATACTCCTCCCTCGCAACCCGTCTTTTCAGACATCTCACTCTTGGGTATTGAAAACCCCCACTTCTTTTCATAAAAAGTATATTCATAAGATGTTGCATCAGGTCTTTCAAAGCTTGTGTAAAGGCGCTTTTTAAATTCTTTTAAATCCATTGTCCCTTTAAACGGTTCAGAACCTATCATCAGGCACAATGGCTCCTTTTTATAATCTAATATCTTCTTCCCCTTAAATTTAACCCAGGCATCCCTAACTATCCACTCATCTGGAACTGTCCAGGTTTCTAATTTAGTTCCCGAAGGAACTTCTATTATTTCTAATTTAAGCAAATGCTTTAAATATTCTATAGCATTATCATAACCAGAACCCATTAAACATCTATTAAATTTATATAAGTCGTTTATAAGTTGCTTCATTTTAAAATTGAGCGCCCCGTATTGCGAGGCGCTCCTCACATTACGAGACGTTTTTTTGGTCTTTTACAAAACCACGTCTCTTGTCTCTTAAATTTTCAACGGAACTTCTTCCGCCATGATATAGTCTTCCGCCAATTGCCATTTCAAGTCTTGGATTGATGTCATAGACTTTCATTGACAATTTGGAAAGAGCAATGTACAACTCCCTTTTAATTGGTTTGCCATTGAACATAAACTGTAAGTTGTGTTTTCCAATCTCTTCAGCCATTTCCCTTACTTTTTGCTTGTAAGCATCTGAATACCTGAAAAACCTTTCTTCTTGAATATAGGTGTCGTCAAAAAAGTATCTTTGGTAAAAAGTGCTTACAGCTAACGGGTTAATAGCATTTTGGTAAATCTGTATGCCAGCTTTTTGATGTTCCGGCTTTAACCAGTATTCTTCAAATCCGTATTCCTTAGCATATTCTTGGTAAATCTCTGAACCTGGAAATGGCATTAAAGAACCAGATACCTGATACAGAGACACAGCCTCCCAGGTCTTGTGGATAAAATCTATATTACTTTGAACGTGCTTTGGTGTTTCCCACGGAAACCCGGTCATCATGCACCCATAAACCTGCAATCCTTCTGCGTGAGCCATCCACGCCGCCTTTATGTTCTGCTCAACAGTTACGTGCTTTTTAACTCGCTTCAGTGTTTCTGCGTCACCGCTTTCAAAACCGAATGCTATTAAGTGGCATCCTGCCTGCCTCATGGCCCTAAGCATATCAGCGTCAACCAAATTAGCCCTTGAATTGGCTCTCCATATTACTTTTGGCTTAATTTTGCTAATCTGCTTACAAAACTCATAAACTCTTGGTTTGTTCATTGTAAAACAGTCATCTGCTATTGAAAAACTGGTAATCCCGTATCTTTGTACCCGTGACTGGATTTCATCAATAACCATTGGTACTGGGTAAAACTTGATATTCTGCTTAAACACTTGCCAGTCGCAGAACGTACATCTTCCAGGGCAACCCCGACTTGTGTATATTCTGTGAAACCCCTTAACCAGCCCATCGTCGCCCATAAACAAATCTTTATCAAAAACTTCTAAATCTGGATACGGAAGTTCTGCTGGGTCTATTGGCCTTTCTCTGTTCATAATCCCTCTTGGCATACTTGGATAAGCCTGAACCACTTTGCGCAAAACTTCTTCTCCCTCCCCCTGAATAACAACATCTGCTCCAGCATTCAATACTTCTTGCGGACAATCAGTTGGGTGTGGCCCGCCGACAATTACGAATATCCCGTTCTTTTTAAGCCCCTTAATCAGCTCATAAACAAACAGAACTTCAAATGTCAGCATATTTATTCCAACAATACTTGCATTAAATCTTTTGGCGGCAGCAACAAAATCCTGAATTCGCATCGGCTTTTTAAACGTATTAACAGCAGTTGCCACTTCAAATCCTTCTTCCTTTAAAACAGCCGAAAGCATAGCAAGCGTTATTGGCGCCTCACTGATTAAAGTTGGCGCTATTAACAGAACTCTTTTGTTTAGCATGTTATCTCCTTTTCGTTTTTTTAATGATACTTACTAACTTCTTTAGCGGGTCTCTAACGTCAATTCCGCCCTCCTCCCTAACAATCTTCAATCTTTCGTGTTTAAGCTCTCCAGGGTTCGCTAACTGGTGTTTAATCGCACCCCTAAGATCAGATAGTGTTACCTTTTTAGCCCCCCAAGATATTGGTCTATAATACTTTTGTTCATATCTATCGTCTCCGCCAAACGACTTTGGATCCCAGTCTTTAACTATTACTACTGGTATATCTAAATATTGAGCCATAAGCTCAAACGTTCCTTCGTAAATTCCAACAACTAAATCGGCTGTTGATAATACATTTGAGCAGATTTCAAGGTGCTTGTCAGAATTTCTGCTTGAGAATACTGGATTGTCGTAAATAGAAGCATTATGCCCCTCAATCGCTTTAGTTGTTATTTTAATGCCCTTCAGTTTTCTAAGTTCTTCTGCCACCCTCTTGTTCTCATTTACTTCTACGTCCCAATGCTCTGGGCAGAATACTATATTTGTTCCTTTGTGTTTCTCTCTTGGCTTAAGATGGCTAAATATCGTAGTGCCAACAATTTCTATTTTATCTTCTGGATGGCCAGCATCTACTAACTTCTTTTTGTCCTTAGTTCCCCAAACACATAACTTGTCAGCCACAATCTGTTGGCTAAACGGCGGGAAGTATCTAGAACTTCCTCTTCTTCCGTGCTGAACAGCAATTACCGGAACACCGTATTTGTGGGCATATTCTATCAGATCAATAAATTCAGGCACAACTTCATTCCAAAGCACAATTTTATCAGCTTCTAAAATATCATCAGTCCTTTCCCACTTTAGTTTTGGCAATTCTTTTATTAAGTCAGCTAGAACTTGGTTCCAGTCTTGTATGCAAATTTTCATTTTTGTTGAGTTAAAACTTTTAATCCGCCAGGCCTTTGACAAGCTAACTCCCACCCCAAAGCAGTTTGCGCAGTAGTTCTATTCTTCATAACCCAGTCTTGCTGCTGTTTTGCCAGCCTCAATCTAAACTTCTTATCGACAATTAACTTTTCCAGCTTTTTGCACCAATCATCAACAGTATTCTTAGCCCTATAACTTACTTCACTGCTATACGGCATAACATCAGAAGCCAATACTGGCGTTCCAACAGAAGCATACTCATAAAACTTAATACAGCTTTTGCCGCGATTAAATTCATTGTCTTGCAAAGGCGCCAACCCTATATCAAAATCGCATTTAGCTAGTACATCAGGATACATTTCTGGCGGGTAAAACGGCACGTGATACATTTCCAATCCTTTTAATTTAGAATACCAATCTAAAGCGTTTTGAAAATAATCTTTTTTCTCAGGCTGCAAACTTCTAAGCAGAATTTGGTTGTATGTGTACATCTCGGCCTCTAACGGGCCAGAAATCATACCAAATAAAGTGAAGACGAAATCATGCTTTTTCCTAAGTTTTAAAAGAACATCAACTATTAAATCAAGGTCTTTCCAGTGAGAAGCAGCTCCAGTATATCCAATAATCAACCTATCCTTTGTTTTCGGCCTTTCTTTGTAATAATTTGTTGAAATTGCGTTATGGCAAATAAATACATCCTTTCCCTTGCTTAACTTCTTAACTTTTTTAGCCAAGACTTTACTCGGAGTAATAATTGCGTCAGCTTCTTTAATAAATTGTTCATATTGGTCTTTAAACGCACTAGACACTAACACAGATGGATTGTCGGGATTAACTGTCCACAAGTCATCATCTATGTCGTAAATAACCCTTTTTCCAGCTGCCTTAAACTGTCTAAGCGTTCCAACCGGGTCCAGATTTGGATGATAAGTCCTTCCAAAGATTACTGCATCCGGCCAATCAATTAATTGTTCGGGCATAATTCCGCCCAAAGAAACAAACTTTACCCCATGCCCCCTGGACTGCAAGCCAATAGATGGAATGTGATTTCTATGGAACCAGATACCGTTTTGCCAGGCAAACTGGCTTTCAAGTATAAATATTATTCTCATAGCTTTTTCAGGTAATTGATAAACTGTCTAGTTTCTTCAACCCTAGCTTCCATTTCCTGCATTTCTCTTCTTCGGCCCTTTTGCCCTTCAAGTATCCTTTTTTTAATCCACTCATGCAAAATCTTGCTTTGCTCATGGTCTTTTTTGTATCTATGGATCATTTTCAGCTTAGTAGCCTGATAATATATTTTTTGAATTAACTCTTGAATATTCATTGTCGTCTGCTGACGCCGACTTCGGCAAAAAGCGTCAACTTCTTTAGCCAAAGTCAGGCGACAAGGATTTAGTAATAACCGGATTGGACAGGACAGTTGATTCCTCTTGATTGATTCTTGGTCCCAATCTTGCTTCCGTAAATAGTCCAGGTAATAAAGTTGCTTCCCAACATATCTGATTTTTGTCTGATTTCCAAACTTGGAGCTCTTTGCATTACAAGGTCAATAGTCTTTTTCTTTCCAAAGTAAATAGATTTACAGCTTGTAGCAGACACTGGACCACCACCAACGCCTCCCTTAGAGCTCGCAGTTGGAGCAATAGCAGTACATTTACCGCTTGGAAGGTTTCTGGAAATGAAGACTTGGAATCCCATAAAGTCGCCAACATATCCATTTCTTAGTGTAGAGTCTGCAACATTGTATCCTACAGAAGTTGCTTTAGATTCAATGAAATGAGCAATCTTTGGAGTAACTACAGCGCACCAGTCGCCAAATTCTTCTACATCCCTATTTCTTAAAACTTCTCTTGCTCCAGCAAATAATTCAATAATATTTGCAGAACCAGCAGAAATAGGCCTGTCAGCAGTTCCGCCAAGCATATCTTCATTATCAACGCCAGTAAATCCATCACCACCAGTAATATTCTTAAATACGTGGGTGTCAATAGCGTCTTTTAAACGATATGCCGCTTCTTCTGCCAAAGGACGGATTTGGTCAAGATTTGACTGCAAATCCTCAACTTTGTCAATATAGAATGTAGCGTGCTTGAATGTAGTCACAACCAATGTGTCGTAGTGCCAATTCAGGTTAGTAGCTGATAGCGTAGTGCCAGGAGTATAGGTCTGAGCTGATAAGTCCCCGAAATAAGGTATGTGGATTGTATCTCCAGAACTTAATTCTGCCACAAGTCTTGTATTTGCAACTTCCATTGCAACAAGGCTCTTGTATAAAGGAACTTGTACAGCCTTGGACCAGATTTCTGGGATGATAGCACTTACGTCATTTGAAACTACTTGAGTCATATTGTGTTTTTACGCCCCTAAACCGCTCTATTTCCCCTTGGTGGAGGTGGAGGGCGTCCGTAATCAGAGATTACTCCCAATTCCCTAAGGAATTCTTCTTCCTCTTTGGGACTTAGTTCGCCCTGAGTAAATCTTTTAACCCTCGCCTTAGGGCTTTTAACATCAAGGTCTTGCTTTGTAGAGGGTTCTGGGGCCTTTTCAATTTCTTTTTTAGCTCTATAAGCCGACCGCCAAAGTTTAAAATCTTCGTCCTTACGAGCTTCTATCAAAGAGGTCTTTTTTAGCTTAGATTCTTGTAAAAGCTTAGCCCTTTCCCTTGAATCTAGGCCAGCAAATGCAGACATAACCGCAGAGATTCCAGCAGCATCTAAGTTGCCAGGCTCTCTGACTTGCATTTCTCCGATTTGAAGTTCAAGTTCTCTTCGCTTAGCTTCTTCAGCCCTACGCCTTTCTTCCTCCTTTTTAAGGCGGGCATAAAGCTTATCTCTCTGAGCTACAACCTCTCGGTCTTCAGGATTTAAAGGTTCCTGCTCCTGGTCGGAAGTTTCTATGTCAGAGGTTTCTTCCTCCTCTGGGTTTACTATGGTGTCCTCAGTATTTTTTTCTATCATATTTTTTTAAGCGAGTTATGTTTCTCGACTTTTGCGTTTTATGGGACGCTACCCATTACAAATATTGATTTGTCTTTTTTGAATCACTTTTAAGTTTTAAAAACTTAAACAGCTTTCTAATTATCTTCTTAGCCTCCCTTCTTCCCAAAACTTCTTCCCAGCTTTTAGCGCCAGTCTCATTTTCAAGCTTTTCGGTTTGCTCATTTACCCAGTCTTCAAGCGCTTCTCCAAACTGATGATTGGCCAGCTTTTTTAATAACTTGTCTCTGTCCTGTCTATTCATACCTTTTGTTCAGTCCTTGCCATTTGGGGAAGACCCACAGCTTGAGGCCTAGATACCCCTCCTCCTCCCCTTTGCTGGGGAATTGATTCGGCAAGCTTTTGAACAGAATTATCTTCGTCTGGAAGTATGTCCATCAGATTCACTCCCCCGCTTTCAGCTATTCTAAAGAATACCTTCCTTTTAGTAGGGTCAGTTAATACAGTTGGGTCAGCAGTCATTGCCTGTAATATAGCAAATAGGGTCTGTGAATAAACAGCAGAATCTCTTTGCTCCCCAGTAATAATAATATCAATTTTATACTTTAAGTTGTCGTAAAAAGACATTGGAATCTTAACTAACTTTTCCTGCCCACGCTTAATCTTTTCAGAAACAACAGTTTTAATTAAGTCCCAGTTCTCTTTTGTTGGAAATTTTCTTTTCTTGGCAATAAAACCAATAAGCCTGTCGCTTGTTTTTTGAGCCACAAGCAAGTTATTAAGTTTATCCAAATCCTCCCCAACTAATCTAAGTATGTGTTCACCAGAATTTTTCTTTTCAAACTCAGGAATAATTACTTTATATAAAAATTCCTTAACCGCCAGAGCAACATTCTCCTGAATCTGATCAAAGTGGGAGCCAGCCATTGCCGCAGCTAATCTAGCAGAGCCTAGCGGCGTTCCAGCAGGCAATCTCTCCCCTTGAATTACATCATAAGAAAACGTAAGCTCGTCTCGGTTCCCAGTCCACTTAACAGTTTCTTGATTAAAAAAAGCCAGATTTCTCTCAACTAAATTTACTTGAGTGATTTCTGACTCAACATTTAACACATCTCCGTCCCTAACATCGCTTCTCAGGTTCTTATTAACCCCTTCGTCCAGAGTTTGGAAGATTCTGGACGCAGCCCAGTAGCTTCCCTTAGCTTGTAAGTTGGCAATTTCGTTCATTCTAACTTGGGCGTCAAACAAAACCTCAATAATTCCTTGCCCCAGCCATCGTCCAGGCATCTTTTCCATGTGAAACTCCCAATAAGGGTGAGTTTCAACAACTTCTTCTTCTAAATCAATTCCTGGATAATTTATAGTATCACCATACATGTCCTTTTCATCAACCCCCACATCAGCGACCATCACCCTTTTGTATTCAAAATTCCCAGAGTCATCCTCAATCTCTCCATACCTTTCAAACACAGCTATATACGGCTCCCCAGTCTTTCTATGCTCTTCTAAAACCGTATCAGCGTTATCCCACTTTAAATCCTTAGCAACCTTTTTAAATTCTACAGGAGAGTAAAGGTGTCTCTCAACAATATAATTGGCTTGAGATAAAGAGTCAGCCGACTGCTCAACAATAAAGTTCCTTAAGTCAACAAAGTGAGGAGTTCCCTTAATTACTTTTAAAACAACCGAACCAAGTTTAGGCAGTTCTTCAAAAATTCTATTTAAAACCGCCCCAAAATTCTTATCTTTCATCCAGAACTTTAAGTCCCTTTCAAAAAACCAAGTCCTTAGCGGGTCCCCTCCAGCAGCAGTTTGCACATTAATATTCTTAGTATCAAAGTCAATTGCCTTAGTAGTCACTTTGCACGGATTTCTAACTATATTATAAAAGTATTTCTTATTCCCCTCCACATCAATATCCCCATCTAAAAACTGAGAGTTATAGTATCTATAAACCTTGTCAATCGTTTCTTTCTGGTTAAAAAAATAACCAGGCACAATTTGAATTGACTCACTTTCAAACTCTTGCCTCTCCCTATTAATTTGTTTTAGAATTGTCATTTATAATTCAAATAATTCGTCAACTAATTCTTCGACTTTCTTAACAACTAAAGCCCCCCTAGGGTGCTTGGCAAATAAATCTAAAGCCCTAGCCCTAACTAGTTCTACGGCTCGGTCTCTTTTTGCGCCAACTTTTTGGACAGCCTTTTTTACAGAAGTTTTTGTAGGCATAGCTATAAATATTGAAACCTATTAATTTTTCTCGGCTTCGACTGAGCCGCTAATGTATTTTGCTTTCTAACCTTACCCTTAAGTCCCCAAACAGCTAGGGCAAGCGAAATAACGCAATCGTCGTGAAGCCCTATGGGGGCCCCATACTTAATGTTGCCAGAATCAGTTAATTGATAACCAAACGATTCCAGCTCATCTACCAGCTTATCTTCTGGCGGAATTGAAATATTCTGGTCTTCAATAAACAAACTAAGCCTCTCAATTAACTTTTCCTTAGACCCCTTTTTGCCAGTACTTACCACAGACCCAGAACTTTTAAAGTCCAAAACCTTTAAACCCTCAGCCCTAAGCTCATCTACAACACTAGCCCCAACATTTAAAGCGTCAACAATAATCCTAGCGTGATTATACTTCCTAGCAACATTTGCCACCCTTTTTCTTTGAAGAGTATAAGGGATTCTTTGGAACCGGTCAAAATAAACTAGGCCGTGGGTATGGGCATCTACTACTGACAATACGGAAAAGTCCCTAAACTTAGCCAAATCCAATCCAATAACATACTTATGCCCAGGCACAGGCCCTTTTAAAGCCCCAGGGTCTATAATTCTTCTAATATTCCTAAATACAGAAGAATATTGGTCTTTAAAAGTAGCTAAGAATTCCTGCTCAAACACATCCTGGGGCAACTTAGCCTTATTCTTTTCCCACTGCTCGTCTTTCTTAGCCTCCCACTGTTTTAAAGTCCAACCCGTCTTCCTTCCAACCCAGTTAGGGTTGTCAGAAGTCTTGAACTGGAAAGACCCGCCAGTATTTTTAGCCAATATCCATTGGTCGTAAAACCAATTCTTTCCAAACGGAGTGCTAATAAAAACAGTTTTCCCGCCCCTTGATACCGTAGTAGGATAAAGATAAGTTTCGTAAACATTCTTTTTAATACGGGAACACTCATCAACAATTAAAAGATCTAATTCTTCCCCTAACAAGCCAGTAGGAGTTTCCGCTGACTTACACTGAACCCAGCTGCCCCTAGCAGTCTTAATCTGGGGAAACGGCCTCATACTAACTCCCTTAGTTTGACTAGGAAACACTACCAAAAACCATCTAACCAAGTAATCAAACACCTTCTTACTAAGCTCATAAGTTGGAGAGACAATCCAAATTCTTACAGGTCTTCCCTTAGAATCCCCCTCAACAATAGTCTTTAGGGCTATATAAGCGCA